TATATCACATAACGGATTTATGACATTAGTAAAAAAAGATATTCAAAATTTCTTTAAACGATTAAGAAAGAATACACAAAATACTAATATAAAATATTACGCATGTGGCGAGTATGGTACTAAGAATAACCGCCCACATTATCACGCAATTGTATTTAATGTGCAAAATGAACAAGATTTTGCTGATGCATGGACACTTGAAGGTAATATGATAGGAAGTATTCATATAGGAAAAGTTGAATCTGATAGTATTGCATATACATTAAAGTATATAGATAAATCCACTTATATAAAAAAACATTCACGCGATGATCGTATAAGTGAATTTTCACTTATGTCAAAAAATATAGGTGTTAATTATTTAACTGATGAAATTATTCAATATCACAAAAATGATATGCGTCGCTTGTTTATAACAAAGGAGGGCGGGCATAAGATCGCCCTTCCACGATATTATAGGCAAAAAATATACAACGACGACGAACAACGGCAACAACGTATATATATACAAACTGCCTTTGAGCAAAAAGAGCAAGAACAAAAAATACAATTTGAGCATACTTATGGCCTAATCGAGGGCTTCGACTATACAAAATGGGTCGAAAATCAAAAATACGGTCGAGTAACAAAATTTGAATCATCTTTAAAAACACGTTCACTATGATACGTCAACAAGTAGGGACGCTTATCGCTCCCCTTACAATTACAACACATGCTAACTTTGTAGCAAATAACACATATCAAAATGAGGATGGGTATTATCTTATGGGACTTGGTGAAACCAATACCCTGCCTTCTCTCACTGTTCCTGATATGACATTGCCCCTCGCCACTTTAATAGAGCGTTATACCCGTGGGCAACAAATTACAACTTTCGAGGGTACTTACCTCGGTGACGAACATGTTATACCCGATCAACTCGAAAGACTAACTTTCGATGAAAAAATCGAACTTGCTGATGAACTTAAAACCAGCATAAACAATTATAGGTCTAGGTCTGCCTCTAAACCTGCGATTCCTCTAGAGGATACGTCCCTCCCTGCTGATCCTTCTATGTAGCGGTACACTCTTAAAAAAGACAAATAGTTTTGGAATTTTTTTTTTCTAAAAATTTCAAAACTATTTGTATGCGTAGCACTACTCTACTCACGTTTAGTGTGGTCAACTAAGCACGCGAAGCGGCGGACAAAAGCCATTATTACTCTTGATGTATAATGGCTAAATGACACTAGGAAAAAAAAATAAAAAAAAAGTACAAAAAATACTTGACAAAATAAAAAAGCGCGTAACTTTGTGCAGCGCAATAGCAATTAGGAAAGTTAATAACAAGTACTTTTGCAACCTAGTTCATTGAAATATTGGTACAATATTAAAAAACAAATCTCCTATTGTTCCACGTGGAACAATTATCTAACACACTAAACAAAAAATAAAATGCCTATACCATTGGCACTTATCGGAGCGGGGGCTGCACTTGGGGGCGCGGGAATCGCCGCTGCTTCTACAGGCTCATCAAATAGACGCTCTCAAGAATTCACAAGGTATATGTATCAAACTCAACGGCGCGATGCATTATCTGATTGGAACTTACAAAATGAATACAATTCACCACAAGCACAGATGAAACGCTTTCAAGAAGCGGGATTAAACCCTAACCTTATATATGGGCAGGGAAATAGCGGAAATTCGGGTGCGGTTAATGCGCCCGATCATAAAACACCACAATTCCAACCCGTATTTGACGGTCGCGGAATTGAATCTGCAGGACTAACATACATGAATTCTATGTATGATCTTGATATAAAGAAGGCTCAACTTGATAATCTTAAGGCGCAAAATCAGGTAATACTACAAGATGCTATATTGCGCGGATCTCAAGTAATGAATACTGATTCACGTACACAACGACAAAACTTTGATATGAGTTTTGAGAAAAACTTAGCAGAAGTCTCAGCGGAAGCAAGGCGCGAACAATTGCGCCAATTAAAAGTAACTACAGATAATTCAATAGATGAAAATATTAGGCGCGCAGCATCTAACTCGCAATCCATACAAGAATCCGCACAGCGTATCCTTCAAATGATTGAACAGCGCGAAAATATAAAACTTGAACGAGGACGGATAAAAGCCTCTACTTTCCAATCTCAAATGGAGAGTAAGCGTATAGCGGAAAATATAAAACTTATGTTAAAAGACGGTACATTAAAAGACATGGATATCGAACTAAGGAAAGCGGGTATAAATCCCAACGATCCTATGTGGGCTCGTGTCGTTGGTCGTTTCTTAACCAATCTCACCTCGGAAGAGGGATTCAATAACACTTCCAGTAACATATGGGACTGGATATTCAAATAAAATTATGCGATACAAATCTTATGGTAGAAAATCTCGTCGCCGTGGTGGTCGCTCTCGCGGTCGTTCTAATGGCTCATATCTTGTTTCACGCGGAGGAATCCGACTTTAACGAATAAACAAAATGGCAAAAAATAATATCTTTACATCAGTAATGATGCCCAAAGTTGATACTAATCGCTTTGACCTCTCCCACGATCATAAAACTTCGTTTCAAATGGGAGAACTAATACCTACAAACGTGATCGAATGCCTTCCCGGGGATAAATTCAATATTTCTTGTGAAAATATGCTTCGATTCGCCCCTCTTATTTCGCCAGTAATGCACAAAGTAAAAGTAACAACACACTACTTCTTTGTACCTACCCGCTTGTTATGGAACGGGTGGGAGTCTTTCATTACTGGGCAGTCTGATGAATCAGCTCCGTTTGTCTTCTTTGATAATAATCCACAGGGAAAAATAGCCGATTATCTTGGCGTCCCAGATACCGATGGCAACGAATTACAAATATCACCTCTGCCGTTAGCAGCTTATCTGAAAATTTATGATGAATATTATCGCGATCAGAATTTACAAACTGACACATCTTTTGCTCCTATTATCAGCGGCAATAATACTGTTACTTACGGGGCTAAATTTATGCAAAACCCTAAACGCCGTGCATGGCAACACGACTATTTTACGTCTGCCTTGCCTTTCGCGCAAAAGGGCGATACTGTTGTCGTACCACTTACGAATGAGAATAATATCGAAGTAGATTACACTCGTAGAACTGGCGGCGACTCTCAAAATACTGGTCAAATTCGTCTAGCGTCTTCTGGTGCTTTGGCGGCACCCGGTTCACCTTTGTCTAATGAAAGCGGTCCTTCTCCTCTTGCATCCGGTATGCACGCCGATGGTGATCCTGTTGCATATGATCCAAACGGAACACTTACCGTAGATGTTCAATCGCAAGCAACCGATATAAATACATTACGTAGAGCCTTTAAGTTACAGGAATGGCTTGAAAAAAATGCTCGTGGCGGTACACGATATGTAGAAAATATTCTTGCTCACTTTGGTGTGAAGTCTTCTGATTCTCGGTTACAACGCCCTGAGTATATTGGCGGTTCTAAACAAAATATGGTAATTAGCGAAGTCTTAGCAACTGCACAAAATACAGAAGCATCTATTCCCGTTGGTACAACCGCTGGGCATGGCATATCTGTTGGCGGTGGCAATAACTTCAGTTACAGATGTGAAGAACATGGTTATATTATTGGAATAATCAATGTACAACCTGACACTGCATATATGCAAGGAATACACAGAATGTTCACTCGCTTTGCTCATCTCGATTATGCATTCCCTACTTTCGCTAATATTGGCGAACAGGAGATCAAAAACAAAGAAGTATATGCACCTCATTCGCTCCCCGAGGGAACTTTTGGTTATGTCCCAAGATATGCAGAATATAAATATCTTGATTCTCGTGTCTCTGGCGATATGCGTAGTACTCTCGCTTTCTGGCATCTTGCGCGAATTTTCGACACAGAACCAGCGTTAAATAGCGACTTTATTACATGTAACCCTTCAACTCGCATCTTTGCAGTAGCGTCTGAGGAGTCTGATCATATTATTGGTCATATCTTTAACAACGTATCAGTAGTACGAAAATTACCACGATATGGTATTCCACAAATATAATGAAATGTGATACACCTTTTTGGGTATTACCCAAAGCAGCATTTGAAAAAGTCCCCGTTCCTTGTGGACGATGCCCGCCGTGTAAATTACGGCGGGTTAACTCATGGGCTTATCGACTATATCAACAACAAAAAATAAGTGACTATTCACACTTTATAACTTTAACATATAATACAAATACCGTACCTATATCACATAACGGATTTATGACATTAGTAAAAAAAGATATTCAAAATTTCTTTAAACGATTAAGAAAGAATACACAAAATACTAATATAAAATATTACGCATGTGGCGAGTATGGTACTAA